GGCGTTTGTTGAAATAATACCACTCTAACACATCAGAAAGTTGGAGAGAACGAACGTCCTTCTTAGCCGCAGGGCAGCTTCTCGGGACGCGAAGTGTCGTCGCGTTTTTTTGCAACGAAGGAGCGAAGTCGAACACAGGATGTGAACGACTTGGATTGACTTGGACAGGAAGTCCAAACCAACGTGTGCCTATCCTAGGTTCCCTTTCTATACCAATCGACTTTTTGGCTGTTTTAAAAACAGCTGATTTGTTCAGCGAGGCAATTAAGCCTGGAGCTGGTTGACGGATACGGAAACCGAGCCCTCTCAATTTTTGAGGGAGTTCTGGAACTATTAGGGATTTCCAAACCTTACGCAAGGTTAGGATAATTGGACGCATTATTGCGTCAACACTACGACGGGAATAAAGCTTATTCAGATTTGCAATTGCATCTCTGCACACTGAAAATAATACTGAAGCCTTTCGTGGTTTCCCATTAAGGAAACAACTTGAGACCTTTGGAACTACAGGTGAAACTGCATTCCCAAACCAATACATTTCGCCGCAAAATACGGCTACCGATTTCGAATAAATCGTCTTAGCGCGGTTAAGCTTCCATCCGGAAGTTTCGATACCTTTTAAATAGGTGTCGATGCTGCCCTTAAAGAACAAGTCATCGCCTACTAAAGCATAATTTTTTATGCCTGCCAGGCGTACCACATAATGATGGCACACTGACGAAAGTTCGAAACATCCTTTTAGGCCCATGAGCAACTTGTCTGGTATAAGACAACGCCCATTTGGTGTTGTGATCGGGAGGTTAAATAAATAACCAGTCAACCACTCAAGACCTAATTCACGTAGTCCGAAAGTGGCTAATTCCACAGAAATATCGTCGGAGAAGTTCGATAAGTCGGCAGATACACAAAATTTGTCACCTCGAGCGATTTCCTTTTGAACAAAACGGCTTCCAGCCGCCTGATCAGAGGAGTAATCTCCACGTACCGCGTCTAAAATAGCACGGGCGCGCGAATATAGCCCTACGGAATGTACAAATGGCGTGTTATACGGACAGATAAATCTAAGTTTACCTGCACTTTCGGTAAGTATATGGACCCTGCCAAATGGCGGGGGCTTGTATCCGAATTCGGCTACACCACCGTGGTCGAACCAAGCCGGAAACCGTGGTTCACCCTTCAAAGCACAAGGCTTTGTAGAGAATGAATCAAGATCCAGGTACTTAGCAAGTTTACCAAGTTTAACATCGATCTCTAATGTCTCCATTAGTCTGGGCGCTTCCTCTAGATAATATCTTTCTAAAGGAGTCGGTTCTGTATCATTCGACTCTGTGGGATATCCTGCAAGTCTCATAAGTTCTAACATCGCCTTTGATGGCTTTGGAAGCTTTTGCGATACAGATCTCTTCAGGTTACTTT